GATGCACAATCTTTCATCCTCAGGTGGTAGGATGTTCTGATCTCTCCAGTTTGCTCTCATCTAAATTTAGTGTTATTGTGAAGTTCTTTGATTCAATAGTTTGGTCAATCGTTTCTTTTGGTTTGCCTTGTGATCTCGTGAGCAACATCTCAAGGTTGAACAGGGAATTTTTATCGTGACCTTTCAGCAATGCACCGGCAATCGTGCGTTCCATTATTGTGTACTCATCCCCTTTGTCTATTTTCTCCAGTTCTTTCCGTGATAGCGAAAGCATTGACAACATCGTTTCCTCAACTTGTGTTTTGGTGTATCCGATGTCCTTCATCAATGTGATGAGCTTCTTTGGTCTGCCGTTCGGATTCAACACTTCACCTTTGTCAGGTCGTGTCAAAGTTCCTCCGTTTCTTCCTGGTACTTGTGTTGCCATTTTACGAATTAATTACGAATTTATTTTGCCATTGACAATCTTTGTTCGTGAATGGATTTCAACCACTCCTTGTGTTGTTTTTTATCCCCAAACTTAATGTGATCCTCACGACATAACGCCATCAAGTTTTCAATGTTGTCTGCCTCTTTGCTCCCTCCGATTCCTCTCGCTTCAATGTGATGGATGTCAATGGCAGTTTTGCCACACACCTCGCAAGGAATGAAGTCACTAATGTCATATCCGAAATGGTTTAGGTACATTTTGGTGTGGGGTTTCATATCATTTCGTTGGTGTCAACGATATGGTCTTGTGGCATTATTGTAGCTAATGTTTGCATAGTTTTAGTTTAAGGGGATTCATTTATTAAAATCATACTATCATAGTAGATTGTTGTATCTGTAACTTTTAACTTATGCTCTGTTTTATTTTGATAGCATCCTGAAAATAGGAATATTATAAATAGTTTTTTCATAGTTCTCCGTATGTTTCGTTGTAGTAGTGTTCTGCATCCAAAAGTAATTCGTCCTTTGTTTTAATTTCATCGGTCATCCCATTATAATATGCAATTTTTATTTCCTCCTTGTGCATTGCGTTGGCTTGTTGTTTGATGATCTCCCAAAGTTCAGGTCTCAAATCTGCACAAGCACACTTTTCAATTAACCACTCCACTGCCGTTTGTTGTTTATTGCTCATTCTTTCTCCTCCTCTTTGGTTTCTGCTCATCATCGGCAAGTTGTGCCAACTCCAATGCTTTTTGGTCTGCCCATATCAAAAGTGAGAACACCGACTCAATCACACAGGTTGAACAGTTGGGAACATTGCGACCAAATATCTCTCGATGTACATTCTGCAGTTGTGCGGATTGCTCAGGGGTTAATTGGAACACGAGTGTCTTTTTGTAGATCTCGTATGCCGGGCGAAGTGACTGGATGAATTCTATCATAGTTTTGTTTCAAGGAGTGCAACGATTACGGTTGCGATGGATGCGTATAAGATACCCACAAGTCCGTAGGTGTATATAAAAAAAGACAAACCCAACCACCACGATAAGCAGAAAGCACAATCAAGTGGTTTCATTCGTTTCCATTTGGAGAAGTCGCTTCCGTAGAGATAGCGTTTCAGTAGGTCGGCTGGTTTGCCGAAGTTGACGATGATGATGCTTAGACAAGCAATTCCAATTATTTCGTTGTACATCTTTCTTTCATTAGTTTAATTACTCTTAGCACTTCACGAACTGATATATCGGTTTGGCGGTGGATGGCTCTTGCTGACATTCCGCTGCACCAAAGTTTGAATAGTTCTCGTTCATAGAAATATGCTGTGTCAGTTACCTGGTTTATTTTGTTGATTCGGTTTGATTCAATTTGTTCTTCTTGCTCTCTCTCAAATAGTAGGTCGGGTTCTTCGGGGAAGTCCAGCTCATAGACATCATACTGATCGTATATGCGAGATTCTGCGAAGGGATGCCTGTTGCCGTTGATACAAAGGTACAAAGTGCGGATTGCCCAAAATTGGAGATATCCTTCTCGGTGCAACTTCTCAACATAGTCATCAGGTTTCTCAAGGATGGTTAAAAAAAAGTATTGATACAGTTCGTTGGCAAGTTCGTTGTTCTTAGCGATGTTCTTCGTTGCTTTCCTCAGCCAATCGGCTTTGGATAACTCCAATATGATATCCGCTTTTGTCAACTTTTCTTTTCAATAATGCAAATATAACCATCTTTTTCGTATTTTTTCTTGATGCGTAACGCTTCCTCCTCAGATTGGACTATACTGATTGAGGAGCTTAGACCTTTCGTGGAGGTGCAGACCCAATAAGGATAAAGCCTCAACATAGAATTGATTGATTGATTTGTCATAGGTGATCAGGTCTTCATAGGTTTGAACGGAATGGATGATGGTTGAGTGATCACGGTGCAGTACCTGACCGATGGAAAGGTAGGTCATCCGCAAATGCTTTTTGCAAAGATAACAAAACAAATGACGGGCATCCATTATGCCTTGCCTTCTGACCTTCTCCAGTATCTCATCGGGAGTAACATCGTAGATGATGCACACCACCCTCATTGCTTCAGTCCATTCGGCATCAATCTCGTTGATCTTGCATCGTGGGTTCACGATTTGGTCTTTGAGTTTCTTGATCTCTCGCATCCGTGAATCGTTCAGTTGTGCAATTACACCTTTGAGCCGTTTGACTTCTTGCTTCAACAGGTGCATCTCCTGGTAATCAATCATAACAGCCCTAATTCTACAAGCTCACTTATAACCATAGTTGAATACCATTGTTCCCCGAGTTCATCCCCACCTTTATCAATGTGCTCAATTCTCATAATGATTGCATCTTGTCCATCGTGCCATCCACCGCTATAAGATTGTGCGATTAATGTTTTTAATTGTTCTTCAGTTATAGTTATTGTTTTCATAGTAGTTTTTGATTGTGTTCACCGAGTTGGATAAATCCTGAATCCGATGTACTGCCAGTTACTTTGATGAAGTCAACTTCAATCTTGGCTGAGTTGATAATCACTTGTGAAACATCTGCCATCGTTTGTGCAGTTTCAATGTCAATCTCACCATCTCTTAATTTTTCCAATACTTCAAAAAGGTGATCTCGTAGGTCGGTCATTTTATTTCTTGCCATAGCTGTTTATTTTTCTTGTTATTTGTTTTTTGATGTGAATTACTTCTTTCAATTCTGGTGGTAGATTTTGTATGTGGTTTCTTCGGATGTGTTCCACTCGGTCAATGACCTCCAAGTTTTCAATGCAGATGTTCTGCTTGTTGCGGTCTTTGAACACGACAAACATTCCTGGTGGTATTTCTCCGTGATGCTCTTTCCAAAGTAGCTTGTGAACAAACTCAAATCCGACATCTATTCTTTCAACCAGGTATCCATCCCGAAGTGAACGGAATCCAATTTGTTTGGTGTTGTGTGGTTGATGTCCTTTTTTGAATTGAGTTATTCCACCACCGATGTTTAATCCTTTCATCCCTTTGTTCCAAGATGTCATTCCCTTTTTGAAATGTGTATTCGGATGACCCTTGTAGTTGTCTTTGTAGTATTGCATCAACCATTCCTGGTCTTTGTGCAATCCCATTTTGTTTGCACGGTTATAAATTTGACTCACTTTGCAATTAAATATCTTCGCCAGATCCTTCGTCAATGTCGTAGGATATAAGCGTACGAGTTCATTCACCTCTTCCGTTGTCCAATACTTTCTCATAGTCGTTCTTCGTACATTGTGCGTGATCCAATAAAGGTGGTGTCTATCGTGTGGCATTCTCCGTGCCTGTTCTTTGCGATAATCAATTCAGCATCTTCCTTCTCAAGCTTCTCACCTGAATAGTATGCCGGTCGGAAGGGAAACATAACGACATCCGCATCTTGTTCAATACTTCCACTTTCTCGGATATCACTCAGCATAGGTCTCTTGTCCGCTCTCTCCTCACATTTGCGTGATAACTGAGCCAACACTATCACGGTGATGTTTAGTTCCTTAGAAAGCAATTTTAGGTTTCGGGATATCTCTGCAATTTCTTGCTCCCTGTTTTGTTTTGTTCCTTTGATCAACTGGATGTAATCAATCACCAACAACTCAAGTCCGTGTTTAGCTTTATGTATCTTGGCTTTGGATTTGATTTGCATAATTGAGCAGTTGGGGTCATCGTCAATGAAGAATTGCACTGTCTGATTGTTGGCTTTGTCAATGATGATATCCACTTCGTATTCTCTCAATGTCGCATTCCTAATCTTCCAGCTTGAGATGTCGGTGATCAATGATAAATATCGTTTGGCAATTTGGTCGTTACTCATCTCCAACGATACAAACAAACCTTTCCCATCACGCTTGGCAAACTCCCACATCAAAGTAAGAGCGAGTGCCGTTTTACCTTGACCAGGTCTTGCAGCCATCACAACTAAATCACCGGGATTCCATCCGCCTAACATCCTATCCAGTCCAACCCATCCCGTTGGTCTACCGGTTAGTTGATCACCACGCTTCACGGCTTCAATGATTGTATCAACGGCTTTGTTTGTAACTTGTGTAATCTGAACAGGGTCGTTGATGCTTGTGAACTTGGTGTTGTCTATCATCGTTTGGACATTGGTGAGCAATTCTTTCAAGTCGGTTGCCAAATCCAAAGTAGAAAGGTTGTTCAAGAATTCCTTCTTCAGGTACTTGTGTTCAAGTTCGGGCAGGTGACTGCTGATGTTTGGCATCCCGTATACATCTTGAGTCAAGCGAACAATGTAGATCATCTCTTCCCGTTTGAATAATCTGCCCAAAGTCAGAACATCAATGGGGTCGTTGTTAATGTACATCTCCAACATTGCCTCAATGATGCGTTTGTTTAGCTTGTCTTCAAACCATTGCGATTTGATGCGTGGAAGCATTGCTCTTGTTTGGTCATAAAACAAAAGTTGGGAAAGTATATATTGCTCAGAGTTCATAGTCTTTCAAATTAAACTTACTTCGGTGGATTATTTGTTGATTACTCGTATTATTTTTGTTAAAAGTTTTTGATTTTGCAATCCAACTCACTACACACGATTTCCATTTTTGAATTTTCTGATTACCCCTTTGCCAATTGAGTGATTCCCAATAATGAAAAAAAGCAACCGCCTCGCTGATTGATTCACCTTTTAGTATAAACTCATCAATACATTCTTGTTCAGTTGGTGTTCTTTTAATTGTATTTTTTGATACATAGGGAGTAAGTTTTGGTTTGTCTTCCTCTCTTTCTTTTGTTAAATTATTACTTTGTGGAATGTCTTCTTTATATATAGTATGGTTTTCGGACAGTCCGAGATTCGGTAAGTCCGACGGTTGGTCAATCCGACATTCGGTCAGTACTGGTTCTTCATAGACAATATGATTCCATCCACGCACGAGATTTGTTTCAGCATCAATCACACGAACTGAAACGATATACCCTTTGTCGACCAATCCTTTCCAATGGGTATTGAATCGGTTTCTACCTATGTTCATTTTCTGCCAAATGACGGTCTTATAAACCACCCAATCTTCAGGCAATGATAATAGATAGACCAAGATTGTTTTTTCCTCACAAGTCAACTGTGAGCTTTGCAAGATATCATTGTTGATGGGAGTGTATCTGCTCTTCCCCGTTTTTTTGCTTCTAACTATTTGTCCTATATTTTCCATAAATCAAAAAACCCCCGAACAAATACCCAAGTGCGAGTTGAGTATTTGCCGAGGGCAAAATGTCTTTGTCAGTTGTCTCGCACACAACTATTAACACAACAAATTTAATCAATCATTGCGGATATCCCAAATCTTTTTTTACTTTGACTTGGTATCTTTGGCGTGACTGGTAGTTCTGCCCACGAAGATGTTCGTGATGCTCTTGGAGTTGAGCTCGTGTTCTTCGGATGGTTTCGGGTGATGGTAGTTGCTTGGCTTCAAACATCGTGAAGAAGTCATTGCCGTTGCACATCCCTTTGTAGATCACCGTCATCAGTTTGAAATCACAATCCCTTGTTTCCGGCTGGTTAATCATTACCGCCGTTATCGTTGCTTTGATATATTTTTGCATAGTTGTAGTGTGGTTTTATTTTAGTGTATAAAAATGCTGCTCTTTTTGGGTTAATGTTTAGCTCCTTACCGATGTAGTCCCAAGTGTGTCGCCTATCCTCACGAAGAACTGCGATTGCCCAAATGAGTGCATACTCATCCATAGATTTCCTTCGCTTTGCTGAATCCGTCATTGTAGTGTTCCTGGCTTATGAATGGTTCGTACTGGGTTGCTTGTCGT